AGTGGTGGCATCTATAATTGTATATATTAACATTTCATTATGAATTGAACGTATTTCTAAAAAAGTGTTTCCATTTAAAGCAACAATTGAGTTTCTGGAAAGTGAGGTTATGGTGTTTTCAAATGCTAATTTTTCCCAATTTAACCCACTATCAGTAGATTTGTAATATTTCGCTTTCAAGTTAGGAATGTCGTTAACAACACAAATTAAAACACGCGTGTCTAATTCAATTAATTTTCTACTACCATTACCTTTTGTAGAATAAAATTCATTAACAACGGTAGCATCTTGCACATCAAAACTTATAAATTCTTCTTCACGCATAGTCATTCCGCCATCACGTCTAACAACATCAACACTATTCACATCATCAAACTCAACGCCAAAAATATTATCACCCATATCATCTGCAAATGTTATTCCATCTTCGATTCTATCAGCCGTTTCTTGTTTGAGGGTTAAATAAGCAATTTCGCGGTCTTGTTTTGAATCTTTTTGGCGTAAATTTTGTATTTCAGGCGTAAAATCATAAGGCTCGGCATTTATTTTATTTTGCAACTCAACAGAAAGTTTTGGTTCAGTAAGAGACCCGTCCGCTATTTGACCCAACACCACACCCGCCGCCACGCCATCCACGTAAGATTTATTTGCGGATTGTGCGTTGGCTGTTGGTGTGGGAACGATTGGGCTTGATGCGAATGTCTTCACGCCACCAACGCTCTGCGCGCCAGTGAGCTTGACGTTCTGCACATCAAGTGTATCAACGTAACCTTTTGTAGTTAACTCTGCACTTGTTGTTGGTGTTGGCGCTGTTGGGCTCGAGGTGAAAGCTTTAACGCCACCAACGCTCTGCGCGCCAGTGAGCTTGACGTTCTGCGCGTCTTTAGCATTAACATCATCTGTTATAACAGCTTCTCTGGCGTCTACATAAGTCACATCAGCTTTATTAAGCGTGTGGTCGTTGCTAACACCGATTATCTCATCAATCTTTGCTTTTACAGCGGCGTTATTCTCATCAAAGTGGTCAGGGTCTATGATTGTATTTAAAACAAAATCGTCATGCGGAATTATAATATTATCTATTGCCATAAGTACCTCCTTTATCTAAAACCTCGTAATTCATATTCGCCATTAATTTCATAAACAAGCATACCTTCACCAACTACGTCGTTTGCGAAAGTAAAGCTTATCAATCTGCCTCTTCTATTAATGACGATTGGTAACGATTTGTTAATGTTTCTGGATATAAATCTGTCGCCGAACAATGCCTCTCCCCATCTAGAGATTGCATTCTTTATTGTACTTATTGATTCGATATCTTCGTAATCAACTTCGAAAGAAACTTTTACGGTGGAGTTAATCGTATCAAACGTCTTCGCAACTGCGAACATTTCTTTAAATTTCTTTATTCTACTAGGGAATCCCATGTCGAAACGTTTACTCTTCCAATAACTAACAATGGGTTCTCCTAAGTCACTATATGAATTTTTGTTATATTCAACTAAGCGTCCAGCGTTATTGCCAATCAAGAGTTTATAATCCTTCACTAAAAACGAACAAGCGTTTATGCTATCGAACAATGACCAACCTTGTCTTGAAAATGAGTAAACAAGTATTTTATCACCAATTGAAAGCCAATAGTTATCTTCGAAAAACACCGCGCTAGCGTTAGGAAAATCATCAGTGTTAAATGATAGCGGTTCTTCAAATAAGAGCAGTTTCGATGAAAGTATAACAGTCATAACTTTTGTCGTATCAGTTTGCGGAGTGTAAAGAGAATACACAACACCATCATTACCTAGGTAAAAAACGTAATTATTTACCCGTTTAGCAGTAGCTGAACCAGCAATACCAGTATGAGTATTCAAATCTTTCATAGTATACAAATCAAAGTTCAAATCAGTACGGTTTGTATTACCATATATTGCGTGCCAGCGCGCTGACGTTCCAACGAGTATTGCGTCATGAAATTCGATAAGCGTAGTAATCTTGTCTCCATCTGGAGTTATTTGTAACCCAACACTAACTGGAAAGTAATAAGGGTTTTGTATGTCCGATATAAAGATGCTATATGGAAGTTCATCATCGCCAGCACAATAGATACGACCTTCTTTAGACTCTATGCACGTTGGCGTGCTTGGCGGAAAATTCGCACCCTTACTCTCATCAGACAATTCATTCTCACAAGGATTGTAATAAATCTTCTTATCAGTGTAATCATATATAGTCATTCCAATGTCGTGCGTAGCGCCGAGAGGAGTGTAAGCGCCTTGCTCACCCATGATTTGCATAACCATGTTATCAGGTGAAGGTGTCCCTATGAATGTTACGTAAGTGCTTGCATCTTGCGGAAACGAGCCATACGCATAAATCCCACTACCATCTGTAAAGATGTATTTGTTTTGGTATGACACGCCCTGCGCGCGCCCCGCCAAAGTCTTTATTTCCACATCACCAGCGTACATCTTTGCGTCTGTTGCGCGGATGAGTTTTGGTGAGGGACCTTTAACTTCGTCAAGAAGCGTAATCGCTTCCACCAGCGCGAGTTCGTCTTTATATTCAACTCCGCCTCGCTTAGAAACAACTCCTTGTTCTTTAAATAGTTCTACGTTAAGTAAATTAGACGATTCGTTTACGCCAAGCTCCATATAACTATCTCGGTTATTCAACCCACCTGAGAAGTCTGATATGGAAAAATATCTCACATCATCTGGAGGTGGTGTGGTTTTTTGAATGTAAGCCATAATTTATACACCTCCATTAGTCAGGGGCGGTTTCTAAATCAGTAATAGTGTTGCGATTAAAATATATATCAACAACATAATCTTCTTCGTAATCCGCGTCAACTTCGTTTCCAAATTCATCAGTAATGATAACCTCACCACTTTCAATTTTTGTTAACATTTCTTCTAGTTTAATTTCAAACTCATTCATCATTGTACTAGCTTGATAGTGTCGTTCATCCATGGAGAAGCATCTAGCAGACGCATACACGCCAAGCAAGTGGTGATATTGATTAGGAATGAGAGTCGGCACATCAGTAGGTTGAACAAGTGGTAGCTCATTTACAAAATATATGTTGGTTTTAAATCTATCTATACCTTCATTAACATAATAAGTAACATCTTCTGATTTGTAAATATTCCCATCAGGGTCATTGACGTTACGCCTTGTTAGTCTTATTAACTCCTGTAGATTCATTCTTCACACCCCCTTTCCTTCTCGTGGGTTTTGGAGGCGTTGAAGTTTTAACAACATTGTCCTCCATAGCTATATTGTTTGATTTGCCCATAACTTCTATAATTGAATTTAACATGTTGCACATCGCATCAAGTCTTATAACTTGCGCGTAGAGCAAATGTTCTATCGTGTTAACTGGAGTTGGGATTTCGTGTTCATTCATATACTTCCTCCTAAAATAAAAAATGGGGAAAGGGCACATAACCCAATCCCCTTTATTAATATATATCACATATTAAGCATAAAGTAAAGAGAAATTATTCTCCTTTACTTCCAACAATACCTCTCCAATCACTCACACCAAAGCTGTATCTCATGTAACCTCTGTACTTCGCTACGAATGTATCAAAGTCTTCAGTCCACTTAAACTCAGGCTTGCTTCTCCAGAAGAAGTTTAATTCATGTAGAGAACTGTCTTGACCGAACCACGCTGTATCACTTCCACCAGCCGCCGCGCCAAGCCAATCCATAACTACAATACCAATTCCAGAAGATTGTAGGTATTCATTTGTATCGTTCAATTGACCACCACTAATTTCAGTAGAGTGTAAAATCCTACGTGCGGTGTCTTCTAAAGCTGGAGGAATGATAAGTTTATCCATCTTCGCTTGGATAAGGTTGCCAGCTTCATCAGGAGTTTGTCTCATAAGAAGGATTGCTTCTTTAATTGTTAAATCATTCAATGGACCGTCGATTAAGTTATTACCAACTTCAGCGGAGTCTAATAGCGGATGAGCGTCAGAGAATAAGAATTCACCATCATAAATCTCGCCACCAGTGTTAGCAACCGCACCGCCAAGTAGTGTTGCAAAACCTTTGGTAAGAATGGTGATTGCATCTTTCTCAACTTTCATTCTACCACTTCTACCCATAGCTTTCGCCATCTTGTTCATTTGGTTATATTGCTCATCATCAGCCATTTCTTTTGTAACCATGAAACCTTGTGTGAAAGAGCTATGAACATACGTTCTTTCTAAACCAGGAGATAATGTCTTGTAAGCAACTTCGTCAAACTGGTCAGCACGTACTGTCCAATCTCCGAATGCGCCCATTCCCCAATCAGTTTCTTTAGCTTTTGTAGATGTGTTCATTTTGAAAATCTTTGGATATTGTTCAGCTACTTCCATGTAAGACTCAAAGAAAATCTTTCTTAAACCAGGTTCAAGCAACTTACCAAAGCGCGCTTCGTTCTCTAAATCCGCTTCAGTGTAATGAATAGTATTAGCTGTTCCAGCTGTTCCAAATGTACCAGCTGTAGGTTGAACAGGTGTTGCGTGGAATTGCAAATCAAATAGTGCATATTCATTATATTTCATATTATTCACCTCTTAGTTTTGGTCCCTATGTTTAATGTATTCCGCGTGGGAAATACCCATTCCATCAGCGATGCGCGCTTCCATTGTAGTCATAACAGGACCTTCAGATTGTTTGACTGGTTTAGATGTACCCTTGCCAGTCATTAGTGTTGGAGGGAGTGAAGCGTTTTCCGCTTTTAACTCCTCAAGTAATTGTGCTTTAAGCGATTCTATATCTACTGTTTCGGCTTTTGGTTCAACGTTTCTTATTGCTTTGTAAACAAATTCCAAATCAGTAGTTCCGCGATTAGCCGCCTCGCTGATAACTTTTGTCTCATCAAAATCAGGATATTTTGTTTTCAATTCACTGATGTTTGCATCGAGTTCCATTGTAGCGATTTTCGTTTCTAAGTCTCTGATGCGCTTGCGCTCTTCGTTAACAGCGTCAAGTACAACTCCATCGCCACCAGCCTCTTTAAGTTTTTCTCTTAACTCTGGGTTAGATTGTATCATTTCATAAACTTTCAAAGCCTCTTCGTGTTCCTTTCTCGCTTGTGCAACTTCAGTTGTTTTTTTAGTGTAATCCGATTGCCTCAAATAGCCTTTGGTTAACTCATCAAGAGTAAGTTCATCATCTCCAACTTTAATTTTCTGAGTAGCTGGCTCAGGTTCTAGTGTGTTTTCGATTGCGTCTTCAACAATTACCTCTGGTTCTGTTGTTTTAGCTTCAGCTTCTGTGGCTTGCATTGCTCTGAACGTGTCTAAATTCATAATTAAATTCCTCCTTGGATTCCGCTAGGTGCGGTTGTTCCATTGTTTTGTAACTCAGCTAAGATTAGGTCTTCCAACTCTGGATGTTCTTCCATCAACTGTTGAAGCTCTTCGTCGCTAAGCTCACTAATCATGTCTAGTATTTCTGGTGGTAATACTTCTGCGTTTTCCGCTTCCACCTGTTGACCAACTTCCGCTTCACCCAATGCACCTTCATAACCATCGTTGTAAGCTTTTTCACGTATCTCTTCATATCTAGCTTCATCTTGGTTTTTCTCATGCAATGACCTTAGTTCAGCAAGTTCTTGGTTTAGTGCTTTCATTTCGTTGGACATTTGTTCTAAGATTGCTTTAGTTTCTTGATGTTCTCCAACGTGTTCTTGTTCATTAATTTGGTCTTGTTTAACGACTTCAACTTGTTGTTTCATTCTATCTAATATTGATTTGGAATCAAAGCCTGGCATGTATTTCATAACTGCGACTCTATCAACCATAGGGAGTCCATCTTCCGCTGGCGTTTGCGCCAAACGTATCATCAAATCAAACATAGCTGATTTAGATAATGGAGTAGTTGAACCCGCTTGTATGTGTATGTCGTAGTCGTA